AAGAATCCGAAATCGTGATCTTGCCGGCAGTCTCGAAGCCAGCATCGCCACCGGCTTTCCATGGGATTGGCTGCCAGGTTGCGGCGCCGACTTCGCGGTATTCCGCATCGAATTCCACCGTGGCGTTGGAACGACCGCCCTGATCGTTGAAAAAGGCAAGCCCCCGATCGAAGGAGAGGTCGAGATTGATCTCGCGCGCATCGGGCCTTGAGGTGATGGTGCGCCAGCCGCCCGAGGCTGTCAGCGCAATGGAGAGTGCATCCTCCTCTATACGCTGTGTGTAGAGGGTGATCGGCTGATCGCTCTGCCAGCCCTCCCGGATCTCCACTTCGGCGCCATCGAACGCCGAGAGTGGGGTCGAGCCGATCCGGATATCGTCGATCTTCAGGGGGCCATAACCCACCAGCAATAGCAGGCGCATGTAGCGCTCATTGCCGATCGTCTCGGTGTAGGGCTTGGCGGCAAGGATCGGGAAAAGCCGTCGCGTGCCATAGACGCGCGGAATTGGACCATAGGGGTTGAGGCGATTGGTCGTTCCCGTGATGGCGTAGGTGGGCGTCGACAGCCCAGCATCATTCCCGCGCAAGGATTGAGCCGGCGTTGGGGCGATCGCATTGACCAGCAGTGAGCCCACCATGGTGATGGCGCCCGCGATGACGAGCTTGGTGAGCCCCATCGCGGTAAAGACGCCGGCTGCGTTGACGGCGGCGACGTTGACGCCAAAGAGGGCCGCTGTGAGCGCCGGTGCTGCCCATGCCGCAAAGGCGATGACGGCAATCGCGCCGATGATGGCGAGGGGGTTCTTGCCTCCGCCACCGCCGCCGCCCATGGCGTTGACCCTTACAAAAAGCCGCGCATTTGACTTGGGCCGCACTTTGGCCCACCAGTCGCGTGGTATTTCCTCGTCATCGACAAAGACCTGCAGATAGGGCCAGTAGCGCTCCGGCAGGTCTGAGGCTTCCAGCATCTGCGTAAGGCTGAGACCTACAGGCGCAAATCGCTCCTCCCGCTCGGTCGAGAAGGGGCGCGCGACGAGCGTCCAGCGCAGCTGCGTCTCGAACTGTGTGGCATCAAGCGGCATGACGGTAGAAACCAAGGACGCGCCGTTCCCAGCGGGAGCCGGCCGTGAAGCGTTCAAGAACGCTGTCGCAGTTCTTTTCGATGTGCAGCATGAAGCCCGGCGCCACGACGACGCCGACATGGATAGGCCGGCCCATGACGCGGAGCAGAACGCCGTCGCCAGGCTGCTCATCCCCCTTGGCGATCGGACGCCATAAGCGGATCCGTTCATCCATCAGCGCGGCCAGGAGGCCCCTGTCCTCACCGGGACGGTAGGCAATGCCCTCGTATACCGGCACGGCGCCGCCGAAGCGCTCGTTGATGACGAGCCGCAGCAGCCCGTAGCAATCAAGCCCGTCCTGATGACGGCCACCCTCCTTGAAGGGCAGGCCGACATAGGCGGAGACCCAGTCCGGCAGTTCCATCATCAGAACGCCCCCGGAAATCGCGCCGGGGTCATCTGCTCGCAGACGGGGTCGGAGAGGATGTCCTCATAGACAAGGTCGCCAGAGATCTCGCCTGAATCCCAGGTCACGTTGCGCAGCCGCATACCGGCATACACGACCTCGATCACATTGGGCTGGTCCGCCAGGACCACCCGGAGCGTCACGCTCGGTGGCTCGCTGATGGTGCGCACTTCATCGACGATCAGGCGCTCCGTATTGTCGATTCGGATACGCGCGATCATCGGGCGGTCCTGGCTTTCGGGCGGCAGTTCCACCTCGAAGGGGTAGCCAATGAAGGTCCAGCCCTGGTGGATGACATCGACGTTGTCATTGGCGACGCGAATGGGCGTTGAGAGACCTGTCGCCGAGATTTCAAGCAGGACGAGCCAGACCTTGTCGGACGCTTCGGCGTGCGCCGCTGACCGTGCTTCGGGCGATATCGTCCTCACGGCATCTGCTCCAGTTTGACCGCGACCGAGAACAGCGTTCCGGTGACGGCCGACACGCGAGGCGCTTCGACAAAACGGAACTCCGCGGACGTCCCCTCGCGCGGGTGAACCCAATCGAAGGGCAAGGCGCCGCCGGCGGTGGTTTCCTCGAAGAAGCTCTTGAAGGTTGCGGCCTGAGCCGCGTTGACGCGGAACGTCACCTCGATCTGGCGTGGCGCAGCCGTAAACCGGCGCCGGGTCTTGGCGGCCCCAGTCTCCATGGCCGTGCGCAAGACCGTGTCGGCAAAGCGCTCCTGGTAGCCGCCGACAGTGGGACGCTGCGGCAGGCTCGATGGCCAGACGATATTGGCCATCTCTCAAACCCGCTTGGTCAAACGGCGCGAGCCATAGGTCTCGCCCTGTGCCCGATCGAGGCGCCCGCTTCGGATCGCTTCGTCGATCTTGTCCGCGATGAAGACAGCGATCTCGCGTTTGCCATCGGCGCCACGTCTCTGTTCGGTGCGCGCAGGCGGCTGATCGCGACCAATACGCATGTCGTAGACATTGACCTGCACATCATTCGTCGGCGTCGGCATGCGCATGCGATCGAGACGCTCCGCATTCCATCGATGGCGCGGGTCATTGCGTGTCAGAACTTCCTCGCCACGCAGACCGACGAAAGGCACCTCATCCGGCCGCAAACCCAGCATGCCACCTGCGTGGAAACGCTCCGCCCCTGCAAAGGCGCCGAGTGCCACCAGCCTGGTGTGGGATGGCGCTATACCGATCAATCCACCGGCATGCGCCGCGCCGAAGAGGCCGGAGATCCAATTGAAGATGCCATCAAAGAACCCACCGCCAGTGCTTGCAGCAGCAGCGCTCGCACCTGCCTGCGCAGCTGCCTGTGGCGCCACCACACCAAAGAGGCTCGGGAATGCCCCCACGATTTGCGTAGTGATTGGCAGGATGAATTTTTGCTCGATGAGCGTTGCAGCGATGCGAGCCGCCATACGCCGGAACAAGCCCACCGCGCCTTCGGCGAGGTTTGCAAAGACGCTCTTTCCAGCTTTGCCGGCATTGGCGAAGCCATCGACCAGGAAGTTCGATATGTCGCTCGACAGGCTCTTTGCCTGATCTCGGATGTCGTTGAAGTAGCGCGCCTGCTCGCGAAACGCTGCTGCGGCATCCTGCGCCTGGAGAACTTGTTCATCGACGCCGCCAAGACGTTCACGCATGCTCTGCATGCGACGCTCACGTTCGATGGCAAGTTCCGCAGCCCGTCGCTTGGCAGGATCGCTCAGACGCGCAGCTTGCGCCTCCCGTTCGGCAATGTCGCGATCATTGGTTGATGTGCGTCGCTCGCGGGCAAGCATGCGGGCGCGTTCGGCAGCGGCCTGTGCTTCGATCGCGCGTGTCGTCGCCTCGATGGAGGCACGCAGCCTTTCTTCCGCAGCTCCCGTAGCGAGAGAGAGGGCCGCACGCGCGTCACGGGTTGCCGCCAAGGATCGCTCAGCCACCTCGGCGCGCTGGACGGCCGCAGTTCCTTGCGCCTCTGCTTCCGCGAGCCTGCGCGCGCTTTGGGCCGACAGTTCGGCCTGAAATGCGGCACGCGCCTGCGCTTCGACAGTTTCGAGGACGCGGGTGCGGAGGATTTCCTCTGTTCGCGCCGTCTCGTTGATCCCGTTGCGGTAGCCCTCGATCGCCGCTTGGCGGGCCGCTTCGGCGCGGATGACGGCCGATTGGCCCTGCCCATAGGCGTCCGCCACAGCGAGCGTCGCGCGGCTCTGGATCTCCAGTTCACGCGTCTGGTCTTGGTATTGTTGACGCTGCTGGGCCGCCGCGTCTGCAACCATGCGACGCTTGAGGGCCTCGGCTTCCAACGCATTGAGATTCCGTTCGCGCGCGGTGATCTCTGCCTGGATCTCCGCCTCCACAAGAGGGCGGCGGGCGGGCGCTGCATTGTAGATCCGTTGGCGTCGTTCGAGGTCAGCGATCTGGCGCGCGGTCTCTTCGCCGATCGCCATGGGCTGGGGGCCACCGACCGAAGAACCCGCAACCACCGGCGGCTGCGCTTGCGCCTGAGCACGGGCTTGCGCTTGTTCAGTCGCCTGGCGGAGCCGCTCGTACTCCGCTCGTGCGGCCTCGACCTGCTCCTGAACCTGCAGTCGCACAGCGTTGGGAGACCCATAGCCAAAGCCCGGTATGACCACTTCCGCATTAGGGTCTCTATAGAGCCGGGTCTCGCGGTTGAAGCGGTCAAGGCGCTCAACCGCCATCTGCAGTGCATCCTCGGCCTCAGCGAGGGGATCGCGCACACGCGGCTGGGATGGACCAAGCAGATTGGCCGCGCCGGAGATCGCGCCTTCCACGACCTGCAGCGTGATCCGACCGATCGCGCCGCGCGCCAGGTTATCGACAAGGCGATCCCACGCCCGGCTGATGTCGTTGATCGACTTCTCTGTCGGCGACAGCGACTGCTCGTTCAGGCCCCGGATGCGTTCCTGCAGCGCCGCGATAGCGATGCCATAGGCGCGCGACTTCTCGCCTTGCTCAGCGAGGAGGCGGATATTCTCCCGCTGGGACGGGTTCAGGAAACCATTCAGCGCCCGATCCAGCTTGATGATGGCGTCGTAGCCGCCGGTCGCGAATTCAGCGAGCTGGCGAGCCGCGTCGCGGGTGCTGGACCCCATCGCAGCCGCCAGATCGGGCGCCATGCTGGCCAGACGCGGGATCTCGGCGCCCGGAAGGTTCGGCGTGCGAACAAGGGTCGAGATCGCCGAACGCGCTTCATCACGCGCGACGCCGACATCGCGAAGCTTCTCGACGAGTTCGTTCAGCTGCCCGGCAGTCGTCTGACCCTGGCGCCCCACGGCGGCAAGTGCGACGTTGAAGATCCGGCTTTCCGCGGCAAGATCGCTGGCGCGAGACAGAATGATCGCGAGAGGAATGCCGACGGCTGCCAAGGCGGCTGCGGCGCCGAGCGCCACTGGCGGGATCGCCCGGAATGTCGCCCCGATACCGCCGAAGATCTGGGTGATCTGCGGGCCCTGTTGGAGGGCCACCGTCAACGGGCTCATGCCCGTGGTCAGCGTCGTAAAGATATCGTTCAGCTGCGGCTGCAGCTGGGCCAACTGGCGGGCAGTGATGCGAGCCTGCTGGCCCTGCGTCTCGACAGCCTGGCCAAAGCTCCGCGCCTGTGAGCCGGCGGCGGTGAATTTCCGCCCGATGCCCTCGACGACACTGGCATACTCGCCCTGCGTCAGGAGCCCTTTGCCGAGTAGGGCGCTTGCGCGGCCCTGTTCCTGGGCGGCTTGGTAGCCATCGGCATATTGACGCTTTAGGCGCTCGGCGGAACGGGCGAGCTTTTCCTGCTCGCGGTCGGCCTTTTGCGCGGAGGCGCCGGTCCGCTCCAGAGCGTTGCCCGCATCGCGCGCCGCCGTCTCGATGGTCTTGAGCGCCTGCTGGCCGGTGCGACCCGCTTCGACCAGTTCGGCCTTGAAGCGTCCCCCATCGACCTGCAGTCGGACCGAGATGTTACGGTTCGCCATCCTCGCTCTTGTCGTTTCGCTTGATGATGCCGCGCATGAGGCCGGTTTCGGCCGCGGGCAGGAGTTCGGCGAGCGCCGGTCGGCTCACGCCGAGCGCATCACCCATGAGAAACACAGCCCCGAAATCGAGCCCAACAGGGCCTGATGGCCCCATCCGCAGTTGCCCCGCGCAACGCTCCAAAAGGTCCCAGACTTCCCAGCCCTCAGCGGTCGCTGGTTGGTCGCGTTCGTAGGGACATTCGGGGCAGCGTCCGGGACAGGCCGCGCAATAGGCAGACCCGCCGCCGAAATGCCATTCGGCGCGGGCGCTCAGGCGTTTTTTTCGGCTTCAATCTCCGTAATCGGGCGTGCGTAGATCCGCTCGAAAGCGGCCGCCGCCTGCCAGATTTCCATCAGGGCCTCGAC